TTCCATCGGAAACGATGATCTGGCAGCCTGAGTTCACAGATAAAACACTCTCCAGGAAACCCGGGGCGGTTCACGACAAGGACTGCTGGCAAACGCCGCTTTGGCTTTTTGATGCACTGGATATTGAGTTTGGATTCTGGCTGGATTCGGCAGCGAGCGACAAAAATGCTCTGTGCGCTCACTGGTTAACTGAGGCCGACGACGCGCTAAATTCTGAGTGGATAAGCCACGGTGCAATCTGGAATAACCCACCGTACAGCAATATCAGGCCGTGGGTGGAAAAAGCCGCTGAGCAGTGCATACAACAGCGACAGACGGTAGTGATGCTTGTGCCAGAGGATATGTCAGTCGGATGGTTCAGCAAGGCTCTGGAGAGTGTTGACGAAGTTCGCATTATCACTGATGGACGGATTAATTTTATCGAACCATCGACGGGGCTGGAGAAGAAGGGAAACAGTAAAGGCTCCATGCTGCTGATTTGGCGACCGTTCATCAGTCCTCGACGGATGTTTACTACCGTATCCAAAGCGGCATTGATGGCGATCGGGCAGGGCGTCAGGAGGGCGGCATGAGGCGACAGCGACGAAGTATCACCGACATCATCTGCGAAAACTGCAAATACCTTCCAACGAAACGCTCCAGAAATAAACGCAAGCCAATCCCAAAAGAATCTGACGTAAAAACCTTCAATTACACGGCTCACCTGTGGGATATCCGGTGGCTAAGACATCGTGCGAGGAATACAAGGGGATTGACGCGATGATTTATCCGGGGCTATATTCCTCACACGCCAGCAAAATCTGGCGTCGGGATTGGCGTCCCGGATGAAAAAGGCGACAACAGACGCGCCAGCGTCTTTTTTATTGTCGTTTGCACAGTCACATCTCAATGGTGGGCTGTGTGGGGGCGGAGCAATCCGCGCCGGTTCCTTTTTCCCGGTTACGCCAACCCTGCACAGTTCACCACCAAGCGATTGGCGTCGCAGGTGGTGATGATTCACAAAGAAAAAGGATCATCTTATGGCCACCAAAATCGCAGTTGAAACTCTTTCCCCGATTACCCACAACCAGATCCCTGTCATAACCACCGAGCTATTGGCGCATCTTTATGGAACGGATGTTGCCAACATAAAAATGAATCATTCACGTAATCAAACTCGTTTTCTGGAAGGGAAGCATTATTTCAAAATCGTTGGCGATGATCTGAAAAATTTGCGAGTAACTTTTAGTTACCTGCAAATTTCCCCCAAAACCCGCTCCCTCATCCTCTGGACTGAACGCGGCGCTGCCCGTCACGCCAAAATGCTCGAAACCGATCAGGCGTGGGAAGTGTTCGAAAAACTGGAAGACTGCTATTTCAGCCAGTGCAAGAAAAATACTGGCAAACAAGAGAAGAAGCCCAACGGGCTTTCCGCAAAAGAAACAGACAGCCTTGTTTGGCTGTGGGATTATGCCAACCGCTCACAGGCATTGTTCCGTGAGTTGTATCCCGCATTAAAACTGATTCAGTCTGGCTATTCCGGCATATGCCACGACTACGGCTATGAGTTCTCGTATATCATCGGGAGGGCGAGGGGCGTTTTAATTAATCACACGCGGGATATAGATATTTATGAGCCTGACGGGCCGACGAACCTTCTGGCATGGGAAAGGCTTAAGAACAAAGAGTTGCCGCCTTCACTGCATCGCTACTGACAATTGACAACTTAACAAACCCAGCTTCGGCTGGGTTTTTTATTGCTGAATTTTCAATGTGAGAGGACATGACAATGCTTTTAATTCAACCTGGATTTGGCCTTAGCATCAAAAAAGGGCACATGTTTGGCGAGAAAGAGTCTCAACGAAAAATGGTGTCTATCCGGTTGCCATTTATCAGTATTTATTGGCTAAACAGGGAGGCAACAAATTATTGGTATACCTGCGCCAGAGCAGCATTTAACGACCCTGACTGGTTTGTGAAAAACCACCACGCAGTTCGTCAGGCAAAGAGAAAGGCCAACATGACATACATGAAGGCGTATAAAAAAGCATGGAAAGAACACCGCGACCGATACCAGCAAGACATGGAAAAGCTTGAATCAGAAAACATGGAATTAAGACGAAAGCTCGGTGAAGCAAAACGAGACATTGATGCTTACAAGCGACTTTTTAATGGTGAAAGCCATGCTTAGTCCATCCCAATCCCTTCAATACCAGAAAGAAAGCGTCGAGCGGGCTTTAACGTGCGCTAACTGCGGTCAGAAGCTGCATGTGCTGGAAGTTCACGTGTGCTCCGATTGCTGCGCAGAACTGATGAGCGATCCGAATAGCTCAATGTACGAGGAAGAAGACGATGAGTGAGTTAATAAATGGCAATGCCATCAAAATGACAAGCATTGAAATCGCTGAGTTGGTGGGTAAGCGTCATGACAATGTGAAACGTACCATCGAAACGCTGGCTAAAAATGGTGTTATCCGGCTTCCTCAAATTGAGGTTTCCGAAAGAATCAATAACTTAGGGTTCAATGTTCAGTACGAGCATTACGTCTTCGAAGGCGAACAAGGAAAGCGAGACAGTATTGTCGTTGTAGCCCAGCTGTCGCCGGAATTCACCGCTCGCCTTGTTGACCGCTGGCGAGAGCTTGAAGAAGCTGCGGTTAATATCCCCAAAACGCTACCAGAAGCGTTGCGCCTTGCTGCTGATCTTGCTGAGCAGAAAATGCAACTGGAAAACCAGCTCGCAATTGCCGCACCTAAAGTTGAGTTTGCCGATCGCGTTGGCGAGGCCAGCGGAATTTTGATTGGAAACTTTGCAAAGGTTGTTGGTATTGGTCCAAACAAACTGTTTGCGTGGATGCGCGATCACAAAATCCTTATTGCTTCAGGTTCCCGGCGAAATGTGCCAATGCAGGAATATATGGAGCGCGGCTATTTCACAGTGAAAGAAACAGCGGTCAATACAAATCACGGAATACAGATATCGTTCACCACAAAAATCACCGGGCGTGGTCAACAGTGGCTGACCAGAAAGCTGCTCGATAACGGAATGCTGAAAGTAACAGGGGAGGCTGCTTAATGGCTAAACCAGCGCGAAGGAAATGCAAAATCTGTAAGGAATGGTTTCACCCGGCATTCTCAAATCAGTGGTGGTGCAGCCCGGAACACGGAACTCAATTAGCACTCGAACGACGAAGCAAAGAACGCGAAAAAGCGGAAAAGGCAGCAGAGAAGAAACGACGACGAGAGGAGCAGAAACAGAAAGATAAACTTAAGATTCGAAAACTCGCCTTAAAGCCCCGCAGTTACTGGATTAAACAAGCCCAACAAGCCGTAAACGCCTTCATCAGAGAAAGAGACCGCGACTTACCATGTATCTCGTGCGGAACGCTCACGTCTGCTCAGTGGGATGCCGGGCATTACCGGACAACTGCTGCTGCGCCTCAACTCCGATTTGATGAACGCAATATTCACAAGCAATGCGTGGTGTGCAACCAACATAAAAGCGGAAATCTCGTTCCGTATCGCGTCGAACTGATTAACCGCATCGGGCAGGAAGCAGTAGACGAAATCGAATCGAACCATAACCGCCATCGCTGGACTGTCGAAGAATGCAGGGCGATCAAGGCGAAGTATCAGCAGAAACTTAAAGACCTGCGAAACAGCAGAAGTGAGGCCGCATGACGTTCACCGTAAAAACCATTCCTGACATGCTCCTTGAGGCATATGGAAATCAGACCGAGGTAGCCCGAATACTGAACTGCAATCGTGCCACAGTCAGAAAATACATTGGCGATAAAGAAGGGAAAAAGCACGCCGTCGTCAATGGCGTCCTTATGGTTCATCGCGGATGGGGTAAAGATACTGATGCGTGATATCCGGCAGGTTCTTGAGCGCTGGGGGGCATGGGCGGCAAATAACCATGAGGATGTTACATGGTCGCCCATTGCTGCCGGATTTAAGGGACTGATCCCCGAAAAAGTAAAATCACGTCCACAGTGTTGTGACGATGACGCGATGATTATATGCGGGTGTATGGCTCGCCTTAACAGGAACAACAGCGATCTGCATGACTTGCTGGTTGATTATTACGTGTTGGGGGAGACGTTCATGGCGCTGGCACGGAAACATGGGTGCTCTGACACCTGTATAGGTAAACGCCTTCACAAAGCGGAGGGGATTGTTGAAGGCATGCTGATGATGCTGGGAGTGAGGCTTGAGATGGATCGGTATGTTGAGCGTGAATTGCCGGGAGGGAGAACCTCTGTATTTTATCAGCGAAAAAATAGTTTACGATCGTAAAAATCTGCATATCATGATAAGAGTGGTTACATTGCCACGCTGCTTAACCCGCCGATGCGCGGGTTTTTTTGTACCCAGAATCCTGTGAGCTATACGGAAAGTACACAGAAAGGAAGGTGCGACCACAATTAATAACAAAATCTTAAAAATTGCACATGGCACTATTAGTTTTCTAAATATTGTGTATTTTTTGTATTGCAGGATGACCCTGTAACGAAGTTTGCGTAACAGCATTTTGCTCTACGAGTTTGCCAGCCTCCCCCAGTGGCTGGCTTTTTTATGTCCGTAACATCCTGTGTATCAATAAATGTTGTTATCTACGTACGTCAAGTAGTCGCATGAGATCTGACCAGATATGTTAAGGTTGCAGCTCTCTTTGAATATGATTATCATTTTCATTACGTTATTGTTACGTTTATCCGGTGCGCCGTAAAACGCCGTCCTTCAGGGCGTGGAGGATGTCAAGAATATAGTTATCGTATGGTGCTCAAGGAGTATTGTGTAATATGAAAATAATTATTTTTAGAGTGCTAACTTTTTTCTTTGTTATCTTTTCAGTTAATGTGGTGGCGAAGGAATTTACCTTAGACTTCTCGACTGCAAAGACGTATGTAGATTCGCTGAATGTCATTCGCTCTGCAATAGGTACTCCATTACAGACTATTTCATCAGGAGGTACGTCTTTACTGATGATTGATAGTGGCACAGGGGATAATTTGTTTGCAGTTGATGTCAGAGGGATAGATCCAGAGGAAGGGCGGTTTAATAATCTACGGCTTATTGTTGAACGAAATAATTTATATGTGACAGGATTTGTTAACAGGACAAATAATGTTTTTTATCGCTTTGCTGATTTTTCACATGTTACCTTTCCAGGTACAACAGCGGTTACATTGTCTGGTGACAGTAGCTATACCACGTTACAGCGTGTTGCAGGGATCAGTCGTACGGGGATGCAGATAAATCGCCATTCGTTGACTACTTCTTATCTGGATTTAATGTCGCATAGTGGAACCTCACTGACGCAGTCTGTGGCAAGAGCGATGTTACGGTTTGTTACTGTGACAGCTGAAGCTTTACGTTTTCGGCAAATACAGAGGGGATTTCGTACAACACTGGATGATCTCAGTGGGCGTTCTTATGTAATGACTGCTGAAGATGTTGATCTTACATTGAACTGGGGAAGGTTGAGTAGCGTCCTGCCTGACTATCATGGACAAGACTCTGTTCGTGTAGGAAGAATTTCTTTTGGAAGCATTAATGCAATTCTGGGAAGCGTGGCATTAATACTGAATTGTCATCATCATGCATCGCGAGTTGCCAGAATGGCATCTGATGAGTTTCCTTCTATGTGTCCGGCAGATGGAAGAGTCCGTGGGATTACGCACAATAAAATATTGTGGGATTCATCCACTCTGGGGGCAATTCTGATGCGCAGAACTATTAGCAGTTGAGGGGGTAAAATGAAAAAAACATTATTAATAGCTGCATCGCTTTCATTTTTTTCAGCAAGTGCGCTGGCGACGCCTGATTGTGTAACTGGAAAGGTGGAGTATACAAAATATAATGATGACGATACCTTTACAGTTAAAGTGGGTGATAAAGAATTATTTACCAACAGATGGAATCTTCAGTCTCTTCTTCTCAGTGCGCAAATTACGGGGATGACTGTAACCATTAAAACTAATGCCTGTCATAATGGAGGGGGATTCAGCGAAGTTATTTTTCGTTGACTCAGAATAGCTCAGTGAAAATAGCAGGCGGAGATTCATAAATGTTAAATACATCTCAATTCAGTCAGTTGTTGCCGGTCTGATAATAGATGTGTTAGAAAATTTCTGCATGGTGAATCCCCCTGTGCGGAGGGGCGACTGGTGAACGGTATGATCTCTTTGATGATCGTAAGCGAGAATACGCGGGTTTGGTGGCACCAGGCCGAACTCACCGGGAGGCACCCGGCATCATGCTGTATACAGAGATTAGGCATATATCCAGGCTCCTCATCGCAGGAGCCTTTTTACATGCAAAAAAAAGCCCGAGTGGGTTCGGGCAACAGCATGAGATACTTGCATTGTCATTTTTATCGTGCGGATTTTAACCAGGATTCATAAGGCTGCGCAACTGCGCGGCCTTTTTCGTATTTCGGGCTGTAGTCCCCGTGTGTCATTCAGGCTTCCGGACTACAGCCCACTCCATATCTGATTTAATACACTATCCC